TTCCGGTGCTGCAACATTTGCTTCGGGCTTCTTACTAGCCTTTGTTGATGTTTTTTTATTTGTTTCCATATTTACCCCTTTCTTTATGATTTGTAGTTATAACTTATTTTTATGTTCTTTTTCTAAGTATTCCCAAAGTGATTCAAACGAATAACATATTGGATTTCCATTTTCGTCTTGTGCCCCAAACGTAGAACTTTCTACCATTTCAGTTGTTTCATCTTCTTTTTTTATTAAAGTTGGAATTGTTGAAAAGTCCTTTTCACCAAAATTTGAGTCATATACAAACCAACTTACCCACTCCCACCCCTCATTACCATAGTGTGATTCTATTGAGGATTGTAACATTAATTCTATAGGTTTTGTTAGCTCATATTTACCATCCATCAAGTTAAACCCCATATCATAAAGTTTTGATATATCTTCTATAAATTTTTTATAAGATAATAATATTTGTAAAAAATGAGAGTATTGCATATTAATTATAAGTTTGAGTGTTTGGTAATCCACTATATTCGCAGATTGTATTTTTGATAAATGGTAATATAGAAAGTTCTTTTTGCTTAGCCTCTACCATTACGTCTAAATCATACCCATATGTAGCTGGTAATTTGTTAATGTAGTCAGAGTGCGCTTGTGGTTTTAATTTATCATTATTTTCGTGTAATGCTTTACTTTCAGAATAATGAACAATTGGTTTTATTCCATTTGACCAAGTTGATATTGCAAGCTCCAACGCTTCTTTTTCAGTTTGGTCACCCGTATTAAATGTAAAATGGTGATAATCAAAAACTATAGGGATCCCGATTTTATTATGAATATACATTAAATCTTTTACAGAATACATAGTAGCTTTGTCATCATTCTCTACCGTTAAGCGAGATCTAACAGAATGTGATAATCTATTGTAGTTTTCACAAAATCTATCCATTGCGGATTGTTTATCACCATACACACCATTACAATGAATGTTTATTTTGTTGTAAGGTGTTTTAGATAATCCCATCATATCAAAAACCATTCCGTGAATTTCTAAATCAGTAATAGAATTTTTGACAACCGATTCATTAGGTGATGTTAATACGACAAATGGACCTGGATGAGTCGTAATGCGAATACTATGCGCTGTGGCATAATCACCGGCACGTTTAAAGTTTTCTCTAATTACATTTGAATTTGGTAGGTCATCAAATTTGTATTCACTACCCCAAGGTAGAATGTCCGATGAAATGCGAAATAGTTTAATACCATTCTCTACATTCCATTTTAGAATATGTAGTAAATCTTCCGTATTTTTTATGGCTAACTCGGACACATACGGCAATCCCATTTTATCAAAGGTTTTACGTATCATAGAACGATTAGTTGTCACCTTTGGAGATAGCGACAAGTTTATACAGGCATAGCCAAGTGTCATTTATTTTTTTTTAATTATTGTTAATAATGATAATATATTAAATTAAAAATCAAATGTCAATTATTTTTAATTAATAAACCTTGCTATCAAAGTCTTCGGGATATAAGTATTGATTTTCATCATCCTTCTTTACATAAGTTAGATAATAATTTATTGCGTTCTGGTCAAAAATCCATTTTTGTCTATCATTCCAATCAAAGTCAGGTCTTGCATAATATGGTTTTTGTTTTTTAGTTTTGCTTGAGCGAGATGATAATTGTGGTTTATACTCATCAATCATACCATCACCATTGGTGTCCCAACCTTCAATTTTACCATCATCATTGGTATCAATACCACGTCTACTCTCATCTTTGATTAAATCTTCATCTAATATATCTTTAACTTCCTGTGACGTAGAATTTTGATCATCTATTAAATTTGCTATATCTTCAATTTTATTTTCTTCTACCTCATTAACGGTATCATTTAAAGTGCTTATTTCTATTGGCTCACTAACTTCTTCAACTACTTTATTTACCTTTGGGTTTGCCCGTTTGGATTTTTTTGCAGTTTTTCTTTTTTGTGTCCTTTTTGGTTTTTGAGTTAAATTAGCATCACTCTTTTCACCATAAATTTTATATAATTTATCTTTATTATCTTCACTCTTTGGTTTTTTGTCAGTATCTAATTTCATTGCAGTGTTAAACGCAATAACCAAGGAAACTGCTAATGGGTCAAAGACAAATACAATTAGCAATGCAAAGATATTAACGATATTTGCCATAGGCCAACCTGTTATGTCAGACAAATAACGCAATGGTCCAACTTCACCGGCAACAGTAGATGCTGCTTTAATCTCAAAGATCTCTTTATCAAGTGTAGAAATAGAATCAGTTAATGCTTCAATTTCTTTACTCAAAACATCCCTCTGTCCTCTACTTTGAGTTAGTTGATCGTTAATATTTCTTTGAGCACCCGTAGATACATTTGTTATAACTTGACCAGTTCGTCTATCAACACTTTGATTTACCGCATTTGAAATTCCACCAGTTAATGAAGATATAGATTCATTTAGTGACTCTCTTTCTTTTAAGGTTAAATCTAATTGAGTTTGAAATCTTTGTTTCTTTAGCTCAATGACACCAACCTTGGAATCCATAACTGATAATTCATCCGCAGTTGTTTGGTATGCCGATGTTAAAAATCCATAAATACCAAGTGATGTAATCATCACTAATACAACGGTACCTATCATTAAATATGTCTTTAACAATTTACTTATTCTATCCCAATATGCATACAAAAAAGATGCAGTAACTAGTTTTGCAAATTCTAATGAACCTGCCATTATCATAACTTCAAAACTAGCTCCGGCAAATAACTTACCTAAACCAGTAACTGAAAAAAATGCTGCACAAACTGCAACTAATAAAGATGATAGCCCAAGTAAAAGTGTTCTAATTTTCATATTAAGATATATCTACAATTCCTTCTATTAATTCCATTAACTTTTTAATTTCCTTTAGTAAGTTAATAACTTCAGCTGGACTTAAAAATGCTTCACCGCGAGATGCTTTATCCAAAATTTCTATTCTTTTATTTACACCCTCAACAGAGTTTAAAACTTTTTCTTTATATTCAAATTTCATATAACCTCATTTATTAAAATGGGGGGAGTTACCCCCCATATATTTATATATTAAGTAATAATTACTTCTATTTCATTATTTTTCTTTTCTTCTGGCTTGATTTTTGGTATGGTTATATTAACAATACCATTGTCAAACTTTGCATTTATATTTTTGACATTCAATTTAGACTCATCAATATAAAATACACGTTTGAAGAATGAACGCTTTAATTCTTTATAAATATACCTACCACCGTCTTTGGGTTCGGTATTATCCGCTTTTTTATTACCAGATATAACCAACGCACCCTCTGATACTTTTATAGAAATATCATCTTTATTAAGACCTGGTATCTCTGCTATAACGTGATATGAATTATCATATTCAATAACATCACACTTTGGGTATGAACCAGACGTAGTTATCCCAAGTTCCCGTGTAGTCTGTGGGAACATATCCTTAAACATTCTATTTGCGATGTCATCAAATGATCTAAATATATCATTAGCATCTACGTATCTTTCAACACCAAATTTCATAGTTTTACTCCTGTTTTGGTTTATTTGTTACATTACCCCGTTGGGGTCAATGTATAAATTCAATCCGAGTTTCGGCATTGAATATTATAATAAATATCTAATTATTTAAAATCACATATATCTTTAGAACAAAGTGATCTATATAAAATTTCAATTTCCTCTTCGCTGAAGCAAATACCTAAATCAAAAAAGTCGTGAAGTTGAACAAAGTATTGTCCTTTTTTTAGACCATTTATTTTTTCATTAGAAAGCGATGAAATTAAAACTGGACAACCATTATTTAAATCTAGTTCAGATTCTCTTGGTAATTTTAAAATCCAGTAATATGCATCTTCTGCATCCTCGGCACCAAAATTATCATCAAACTCATCCCCATCATCGTCGTCATCATTCATAAATTCTACAAAATCTGTATTGGGGTCATCATCATCTTCAAATTGATAAAATAAGTTATTATCATCAGTTATGTTAATTCTTTCCCATTTTTGACGAATGAATGTCTCATCTGTAATTGGGGTTAATCCCCAATCTACAACCGGTATTTCTGTAGTATTATCATTTAATGCCATTTTGGTATAATTTTATTTTATATAAGCTGAAATATATTAATTTTATTTTCAAATGTCAAATTAAATATCATTGTTATTAATAGAATCTAAAATTTCATACGTATTGCGCTCACCAAGATCTATAATTTCATCCCCTTCATACGTTTCTAATATTCGTTTAACAATACCACTTCTAACACAATCAGCTTTACCAAATTCTATTTGGTATACTCCTTCAACTCCACCAAATCTATTCCATACATCATAAAATCCACTTTTAGTATATGCCGGTGATCCGTTAACTCTATACTTATCGGTCTGTGACAAGTCACCCTGAATAATCAATTTAGAATCGTCTGATATTCTAGTCGCTAAAGTTTTAAGCTGAAGTGGTGAAGTATTTTGCGCTTCATCTAAAATAATATAGCACTTTTCAAAATTAACACCTCTTAAAAAATTTAATACTCTAAATTCTAATTTTTTCTTTGCTATCAACTTTTCCATTTCAGGTTCACCTATAATTTTTTTTAAAATAAAAAACGCTGAATCATTATGGTATGAAATCTTTTCCATTAGGTCACCTGGTAAAAATCCAAGTTGATCTTCATTACCTACACTGACTGTTGGATTGATTATAATTAATTTATTAATTTCAGATTCTTTTGAATATAAGAATTCTAAACCTTTATGTATTGACGCGTATGTTTTACCAGCACCTGCTAGTGCGTGTGCCATTATAATTCTATTATCTGTGTGCTCTATAGCTCTATAGAATCTTTTTTGGTTTTTTGTTTTAAATTTAATTTTATTTAGTAGTTTAGGAATTGAACTTTCAGTTAAAGTTTCATCAGTTTGTGTTGTTATGTTCTTTTTTGGCATATTTGATAATTTTATTTTTTATTAAAAAAACCTATGACATATCATTCAATATATCTCTAATTACTGCACATAACTCATATTCTTCTTCATCAATCAACCACTCCATTGCTACGTTTAAAAAATTTACATAGTCACTTTTATAAACAACAATAACTATTGTTGATTTTTTTAGAGTGAATAATGTAATAACATCTGTATTTTCTTTTATAGATTTTAAAATTAAATCTATTGCATACTTAAAAATTTTAGTACCGTGTTTTTCCAAAAAGAAATTTGCAACTGAATGATAGTCTTTGGATAAATAACGTTTCCAGTCTAACGTAGAATATGTTTTAAATGTTGTATGGTTTAATTCCATAAAAATAATTATTTAATGTTTAAATTAAAAAGACTGATAAATACAAATAAAATTTATTTTCATTTAAAAAATAAAAATAATTTTGAAAGTAAAATGATTGATAAAATCACTATAATATAGAATAATATTACTTTTTTATTTGATTTTTTTAAGCCTAAAATTCTTCTATTGACAAAGTGACCGATCCCAAGTTTGCTATATTTTTTGTAAGAATTTATTTTCTTCATATTAGGTTTTGTTAAAATTTGTTAAATTTATGTTAAAATATTTATTATTTTAAACGTTTTAAATATTTCTATATATGTATATATAACTAACTACTTAATACTTAAACAGTACCCAGTTAATAATTAAAAAGTATATATTAATTAAATTATAAGTTAATAATTAAAAAGTATATATTAATTAAATTAACCATTTATTAATTGGACACTTAGATGAAATATTAATAACTTTACTATTTAAATAACAGTTACATTTATTACATATACTTATATCATTTTCTTTATTTCTATATTCACATAAAAAACAAACAGATAGCCGCATAGCAGCTATCTGTGATTCTCTCTCATTTGAATATAATTTTATAGAAAATTCTTTTTCTATCTTCTTATATTCAATCATTTATTAATTTTCATTAAAATGTGTTCTAATTCATTTTTGACGTGCTGGTTTACCTCTTCAATTGGAATGGATCCACCAAGTGGTTTTTTGGATGGTGATAGTCTATAAAAACTAACCCCATCGTATCCAATGTGACCATTATCAAGATAAATCATTCGTGCTAATCTATTATTTACAAAGTTATTTCTATTTTTCATATCAGTTTATTTTTTATTTTTATTGTTTTAGTTAAAGGTAATTTGTTTTGTTTCAGTATCTAACGTTATGTTTAATGGTTTATATCTATAATTATATTCCTCATCTAATACAGATGCATTTATAAAATTAGTTACACCATCAAATCTATGTCCTCTTCCAGAATGGATGTGACCACACACGTGTAGAGTAGGTTTAACCCTATCTTTGATATGTCTTACTAACAATTCACATCCTAAACTTTCAGTTTTCCCAATCACTTTGTCCACATATCCCCAAGCAGGTCCGTGTGTTATAAGTATATCAGTATCATCAGGTATCAGTTCCCATTTTGAATTTAACTCATTTGAATTTCTATCTAAGTTAAATGCCCAGTCATAAAATCGTGCTTGCCAAGGTGAGCCGTAAATCTTTACTCCTTCTATTTCTACTGAATTATCCATTAGGTATGTCACATCACCAAATTTATTCAGTATATCTACCACAGCATTTTCACTAATGTGCGTTTCAAAACAAAAATCGTGGTTACCAGCTATAAAGATTTTATGTGTATATGGTTGTTTATCAAACCATTCTAAAAAGTTTCTAACTTGATATAAATAACCTACAGATGAAATATCACCAGCGTGAATTAGAATATCACCACCAATCATATCACGTGTAAGTTCATTATGTTTATTGTGAGTGTCGCTTATTAAAGTGATATTTAATTTACTCATATGTTTCCTTAAATGGTTTTGAGTATTCTGGTTTTAATCGTCTCCATATAGATTGCTTATATTCTTTACTATCCAACATTTTGAATAACACATCTTTATACTCAAAATCGTTTACAGCATCGGCAAACTCTTTACGAGATTGGGTGTTATTGATTGATTGGAATTTGGAAATACATTCTAATTCTATTTTTTGGAATTGAGTATTCAAGTTATTTATTGTAGTTTTTACCCAATTATAAAATTCATCAGGCACTCTATCCAATAGCTCGTCCATACTTAATTCTTTTGATAAATGTTCCCAAATAGTTTTAGTAGAAACATTTGTCACAATTCGGTGCAATCGTAAATATTCATTGCCCTTTATTTTCATCCGGAAACCTGAATTGAACCTAACAACAAATCCTTCTTCAGTCATTGGTATAATTTTTTTCAGTTCATCAAATGATGTGTGTGATAAACTATTATATCGTTTAGCAGTTTCCATTCCTATTTGATTAAAATAATCTATTGGTAATTCTTCACCAGTTTGGGTGTTAATAATAGCCAAGCCAAACAAATCTTCTACATTTTCATAATCTACCACAATTCTGTTTTGTGGGTATATGATCTCTACTAAAAACGTCAACGGAGACCCACCAAATTTTGCTTGTAACGAATTAACATATTTAGTCCGTAGTAGATTAACCCCCCTAATTGATTGATAACTTATAAACGAACCACGGGATGCTAAAATCCATTCCCCATTATATTGAAATATAATACCAAGTGATCCATCTAATTTTTCATAGACTTCAAACGGTTCATTAGGAATGGATGATAATTCTTCCCAATTAAAAAACTTTGGGAATGGTCGTGCTACAATCTCACCTGTATTGTAGTTAATCACTAAACCTCTACACATTAAAGTGGTTGGTGTCCAAAACTTATCATACTGCGTAGATGCAGAATAGTTTAAAATCCACAAAGGATATTGTGGGTGTTCAGACTTGATTAAACGACCGTCGGATAATAGCTGTTTGATTTCCGACAAATTTACAAACGACACTTTGGTTATGGTCTATTTGTTAATGTTTCTGTTACTTCTATAAGATACGGAATATGGAATGAAATGTCAAATTGTTTTTTTATATAAAATTACCTAAAGGTATATTATCCATTTTTAAAATTATATCCGTTAATAAGTTGTATGGTTTTAAATCATTACCATCAACCCCAACGTCAAGACGCTTACCCTCACCCCATTTTGTTTCTTGGTTAGAATGAATATGCCCGTGTAAATGAATTGAACCATCTTCCATACCTTCCCAACTTAAAAATGGATAGTGTGATAATGCAAACGTTTGAGTTCTATTTGGTTTCAAAAAGAAACGTTTTGAAATATCCTCTACAAAATTTACAGTTAAATATAAGTAATCATATAAACCAGCAAATAACTCTTTTGCTCTTACTGGAATTTTACTATCATTACCATCATATACTATTGAATTTTTTTGTATGTGTTTGTCGTGATTACCATAAATTAAATAAATTGTTTTACAATTTATTCTTTTTCTAAATTCGTAAATATTTGATACACCTGAAAATGAAAAATCACCAAGGTGAAATAAAACATCATCTACTTTCACATATTTGTTTATATTAGTTACTAATGCATTATTCATATCATCAAGTGTGTCAAACTTACGAGTGGATGATAAGTCATCCCACTCGCTTACTCCATATGTAATATTCTTGTGCGAATAATGAGTGTCTGACGTGAACCAAATATCTTTTGTATTATCTAGTAATATTTTCATACCTTAATATAATAATATTGATACATAGTGTTAAGTAAAAAAAAGTGGTATGGACAAAAGCCCATACCACCAAGTGTAACCAATTAATTAAAATTGGCTATTTACTAACTAGGAGATTGTAGTTTATTTAACTAGCAATTGACCAATGTTAGCTAATGTAGATACAATTGAGTAGCCAAGTAACCATCTATTTTGCTTGGTTGTTTTTTGAATCCGTGCTTCTTGCGAAGCTACGGTATCTTGGTATGCAGTTAGTTGCGCATTTTTTACATTAATTGTAGATACGTGACCTGCAATTTCATTTTGTTGCGAACTAATTACACCTTCTTGTGTAGCAACCAACGCACGAGTTTGTCCTAGCTGCTCAACTGCAACTTCATGTTCAACCGTAATACTATCACCGTGTGTTAGATCATCAACGACCCAATTAGTGATAGGCTCTGGTAGTGTAACAGTTTTAGCATTTGTAAGATCCACAGGATTGTCTGGATTATTTAATAGTCCATCATATCGTGTCATAAAAAATCCAACGACATCGTGTTCTCTAGATTCACGAAGTGTTTGATTTGCACGATTTACACTATTTCGCAATCCACGAATTCTTGCATCCCGCTGCGCAATCATATCATTTAAATTATTAATGCTCATAGATTGATCGTTCATTAAACTATCCATTTGAGCATTCGCTAATCGCAATGAATCAACGGTTGTTTGTAATTCGTTTGTGACCTCTGGTTCTACGGAATTGTTTGAACATCCCGTAAATGCTAATGTAGATGATACTACAAAAGCTGTTACAATAACCCAACGATTTAAATTTACATAACTTTTCATATTATTTTTTATTTTTGGTTTGTGTTAATTAATTAATTAACTAAACTTCCAGATAATAAACATTATGTATAATCTGGGTTTCTTTAGTTATATTCGGTTATTCCGAATTTCTTTTTTAAGATATTAAAAAAATTTAAACTTGTCAAATTTTTTATTGTATCTATAAACTCACTTGAAAACGTTGTTTCATTTTTTTAATTGTTTCAATTGGAACATTGTGTATGTTAGTTCCCGAGTGCCGAGTTTCAACAATTAAAGAAACAATCATATATCCAAATTCTTCTGCTAATTTATAATAGTCAGAAAACTCCCAATCGCGAGTAAATGTGTTAGCTATCGCTATTTTATCTACGGATTCAATCATAGCACCTTTAACCCGATCATAGCAAAACACGTGTGCGTTTTTTATTTTATTCATATCATACGTATACTTTCCGTTTGCATCGGTAAAGTAATCGTCTGCAGAAAATACATATTTTTTATCTATTAGTAATTCAGCTGCTGTCGTTTTACCTGATCCAGGTATACCACGAAAAATAAAAAGGGTTTTCATTTATTTAGGATTTAACATCATCTGTCATATTGTTTTTAACTTGTTGCTCCCAAGATAAACCAATGGTGGATTTTAGAAACCCACCTCTTGATTTAATTATTTGGAAGTATAACTCATCATTAAAAACTTCATATCTACCAATACCTGTCCGCTTCCTAACTTCATCTCTTTCTAATCGTTGCCAGATGCTTTTTTTCATCTATTTTATTTTCATTTAATGTTTCTTAACCTAAAGAAATATAAAACTTTTTTTAGATAATTCCAAATTATTTTTTTTGTATTCTTAACTGTTTCTACTTTATTGTCCGCTTCGTATTCCCATTGTTGAATGTTGCTTGGTAGTAATGCAATATCACCATTCACTTTTGACAAAGAGTCTGCATAGCTATATGACCATAGTAAGTAACCAAATCTTCTTTCTTTTGGGCAATTTTGTATAAAAGTTTTAAATAAGGTTTTATGCTCATCCAATGTAGGATTTCTTGTATTGAACTCTTTAGATCCACTACCTTGACCTACGTATAATATAGGCATATCGTTTCTAATATTAGATGATATATTAATAAAATCTCTAAATTTTTTAGTATTAATTTGACTATTGGGATCCAACGATTTATTTGTTAATGAAAATGGGTAGTAATCAAAACCGAAGATATCAAAAAAAGGTCCTGTTTCTAAAATTTTATTGTAGTAATTATCTATAAATAATTTAGTGTCACAAAACACAGCTAAAATGGGTTTTTGACTATTTCCCTTAATATGCCAATACCTATTTCTTAAAAAATCGTATTCTAATTTTGGATTTGAGTTTGTTACATTTCCATTTACAATCTCTCTGTATCCCCATACCTCTGGTTCATCTGCATGATACCATCCTAATACTCTTTCGTCTGTATCTAATTCTCTCACTACATATTCAATCCAGTCTAAGGTCTTCCATACAGGAATGTTTTCCTTAAAACCATCATCAGCTAATCTAGTACCAACATAATAAACTTCAGCTAAGGGAATATCAATGAAGAACTTTCTATCGGGATGTACTTTAGTATGTTCATCCATATATCTTTTACACGCTTCTACATAATGCGATTTGGAGTATCTACTTAGATCGTTTTGATCTTCTCCTACTGAAGGATACTCATTAACAATGTAATTCCAATAAGATAATACTACATTACCCTGTGATTTAGGGGAACCATCATACCAACCATAATATTTTAAATTCATATATTAATAATTAAGAAATTAGTATCAAGGACAATATCAAGGACAATTTGTCCTTGATACTCATTTATTATTTCCTTTATAATAAAATAAAACCGTGTGAGAACCAACCCACACGGTTTTTATATTTTAATTTGTTAAAACTGCACCTTCATTTGTATTTACGCTATCCGGTGCAACAGCATTCGTTGAATCAGTTTGGGTGCTATCTACTGCAGTAGTTTCAACCGTGGTAGTTTCTACACCTTCACCACAACTAACTGCTAAAAAGCTACCCATAATTAAAGTTAAAATGATTGCAAAGTTTGCTGATAAGTTTTTAGTCATATTTTGTTTCCTTTTTATTGTTTGTAAGTTTATGTGAATTTTTTTAATTCACATTTTGCATTAAGCAAATATCATTATTTTTTAAGTGTTGGTTTAACGTGGAACCCATCACAATAAACACATTTGTAATATGTAAAGTTCCTATTGTTTTTTTTCATTTTTTTATTTAAATACTTACAGATTTGATCTGCATATTCTTCAGTATTATATTCAAAACGAGGTGTGCCATCAAACATACAATGTGAATTTTTTTTAAAAATAAATAAATTAAATTCAAGTTGTTTAATTTGAAATAGTATTGCCGATACTATGTTTTTTATTTTTTTCACTAAACATAAATATTCGGTTTTACAAATTTAGTGTAGACTCGCTAGGAATCGAACCTAGAATCTCGGTTTAGAAGACCGACGTTATATCCATTTAACTACGAGTCCAAAGTGGTAAACTTACTACATAATATAATAAGTTTACCAATAATTGTCAAATTTAATCTACAATTAAATTTTTACTATTAGGTTTAGAAGTTAACCTTCTTTCAAATTTATCAAAACGCGAATCCATACTACTATGAATATCACGGTTCAAATCACTTACCGTTCTATCTAAATCACCAGATACTTTTTCTATTTGGTCATATACATCCTTTGAAAGTAATGATAGCTCTAAATTAATACTATCTATTTCTTTGCTCATTTTATTATTTTTATGAATTACCCTAAACATACCCACAGCAACTCCAATGAAGAATACCGTGACCACACCTAGAATATATGAAATAATAAGTGTCATATTTTTATCCTTTTTTATTATTTATACGGAATCCAAGCGACATAATATACAACTCCGTTATTGCATATTGTTAAATTTAACTCTATTGAGTCACCGTGCAATATTAAACTAAGCTGATGGTATCACCATTAACCAAATATGTAGTTAAGCCACACTCATCTTTCCACATATTTGTATTCTTTTCCATATCATCTATTGCAAATAAAACATCATAATATGGTTGTATATTTTTTTCGTATAATTCACGTTTTGAGATAGGCGATGGTCTATAATCTGTGTTGGGTTTCATTAATAATACCCATTCACTTCTAGGGTGTAATTTCATAAAATATTTCAACAACCAATTGTATGTTTTTTTATAACACCATTCGTGTCTACCTGTTAGAAACACAATAAATGTTTGATCATCTATTTTGTTTGAGATCCAATCTATGACTTTTGATTTAGGTAAATCCTCATCTACTCTATTAAAGTCATATACATCTCTTTCTGTGTGCTGGGCTATTGTTCCATCAATATCAATTATAACCGCTTTTTGTTTTTCCATTTACATCTTAGTTTTTATTAACGTTTCACATTTATCTACCTTGCCCAGCGTATCTTTTTACATAGTTTTTTGATGTTTTTATTTTTGATGCTTTATTTTTAGACACTATACCCTTTCTCTTTTTTTTAGGTTTTGGTCTAAACGTTGTGATATTTGTTTTTAATTTTGGTGAAGCCATATTACTTTATTAGTTTAGATTGTTTTAGAGCCCTTGCAGTTTCAATCCACTTTTTACCGATTTGATTGTAAATTGGTTTGCGTAAAAATTGATTAATTGCCTTAACTACTGCCGTGGGCGATGGACCATATACTGAATTGTCTACGATAGAAAAGTTGCCACCAAATAAGCCTTGGAATTTACCTAAATTAGATTGCACATCTTTCCAAATTTCTTGAACCAAGCTATCTGGTAATGTTCTATCTCTTTTACTATTACGCTCAAGTGCAACTTCTAATGTAGTATTTACATATACCATATAACAATCATACCCAAGTGATTCAGCGTGTTCTTTTTGCTTTTTAATCTTTGCATAATCATCACCTGTTCCGTCCACAATCATACCCAATCTACCCTCTTCATAAAATGATTTTTGTAGATTAGATAAGTTTTTAGCTTTGGTTCTTATAGAATCTGCACCTGTAATTTTATCCCATAATTCAGGATCTTCTTTTTCAATTTTGGCTAAATCTTTTGGATTAATACCATTATCTCTCATCATTTTTTCAAAAGCAGGATCTGAATTAACAACCTTCAAACCGCTTGCTGCAAATGATGATTTGAATTTTTTATCAACACCAAAAATATCAAACGCAGTAAATGATTTACCAGAACCAGGACCACCTGCCATAAAAACGCATTTTAAAATGCCAGGATCATCTACGCCCTCTAAAATAATCATCTCAATTAATTCTGCTTTTAAGTCTTTAATTTCTTTTTTTACAGAATCAATATTTGACTTTATTTCATTTAATTCTTTTCTGTTTATGATATTTTTGATGTCAAGTTTCATTACCTAAATTTCCTATTTAATTTTATCATTTTTTCGTTTCATATAATAAGCATAGTCTTCAGACGAATCCTTGAAGCCACGTTTAAAGTCTTCTTTTGTTCTTTTATCAAACTTATTATCTAAATAATCTTTTTTTAATTTTTTTCTATCGTCTTTGTTCATATAATATAAGTATATTAATTTATAAATTATTCATCGTAAATTGAAAATTTGCGAATTGGCTTTTCAATTTCAATTGTTTTTTCTTCCACAACTTCAACGATACCACGTCTTGCAGAAATAAAGTATTCTGTTATTCCCGTTTTTTGAAACATCCATTCTAACGCATCTGTTAAACTTTCTAATATAGGTGATTTACCATCTTGAGATTGCCACCGGTCACCCGGTGGACATCTCTTTAAAACAGGATGTTTGATAATTTCCTTTTTAGTTTCTACATTCATTAGGAAACTACCTCTGCAATTTTACTTTCTTTTGCACCAACAACTCTATAATCCATAGATATGTTTGAATACAATTTAACAACCCGTGCTTCAGCTTCCGTGACAGACATAGCATCAACAAGATATGTTGTTTTTTGCTTTTTATCTTTACCCGTCTTTGGATCGGTGCTGACAACTTCTTCTACTAATACTTCAAAAAATTTCATTTGTTTTTAATTTAAGGTTTAAAGTAATGATAAATCAATTTCTTCATTATCATTTTTATTTTGTGTTTCAGTTTCAATTCTTGTTTTTCTTCCGTGTATATTTCCAACAAGTAAAAAATAACAATTGTAGCATAGTAATCTAAGGTTTTCCCATTTATGATTACTTTTATTCCCATCTATAAAGTCAAGTAGTAAAGGTATTTTATTATCACTAATTCTCCTTTCACAAAATCCACAATTGGAGCACTCTGCGTTTATGTGCCTACCACTAACTAATCTATCTTTAAGCAATTTAGGTGTATATGTTGGGTGCTCCCCATCTAATACATCATTTAACTTTTGCTCACTTTGCGTTGTAATTTTTGATGCTCCACTCCTTACTCGTTTTCTTTCAATAATGTGTGGAACATCATATAAGTTACAATATTTTTTGTATGTTTTATAGACAACACCTAAAATTCTGGCAGCGTGTGCAGAAGATGTTGCACGCGACTGCGCCTCAATTAATTCAGTTTTTAAAATGGGAGAATATCCCAAAAACCTTTTCTTTGTTTTTAGTGACTGACCATCATTGTATATTCTGTAATCATCTTCCATAGATATAATGTATGAATAAAATGTTTAAATAGAAATAAGTATTATTACGTATTTTTAAGTTTTTCCACATTTTCATACACATCTTGAATAGATATCGTCTGGTGTGGCAATCTAAAAACTTTTAACAATTCATACTTTATACCAAGACTAGCGATTTGAGTTAATGTGTCATTTATTTTATCCATAACGATTTCCTTTTCATATGCCCATTCACTATCGCTGACTCTTAGCCTAAGTATAACCTTGCCAACAGGTAACCACCTACCCATATCAAATTCACCCTTAAAGTGATATTCTCTACATAATAGGTGAAGCTCTGTCATAGTCTATAATTTTCAACTTGTTTAGTTTCAACCAAATTCATAATAAACTCATATCGTTTATTTTTTAATTTTGCCGTTCTTGCAAACTCCGCCCATTTAGAGATGGTCTGGAGTGTTATTTTTTTATTTTCTATTTTTTCTGTTTTCATCATATTAGATAAGGTTTAGTTTCAACACTAATATAGTAAATAAAAATAAAAAAGTCAATAAAAAAAAGGAATAAACTTTTACATTTATTCCTTTTGCATAAAAGATTTACATATTCCCAAAATGATCTTTTATGTGATAAACATATATATAAATATTAGGTATTTATTTTTTCATAGTCTTTAATTACTGATAATACTTCATTGATTGTTAGGTATCCAACACTATTATTCCAAAACTCATCATTTATATTCAATTCAAACAAACCACCATTTAGATTATGGTTATGCTTTGCTATATTAATAACAAATTTATTTATTTGAAATGTGAATAAATTGTTTGGTTTAGCATTTTTTAATGTTGATTCAATTTTTGAAATATTCATTAATTAGACCCCATTGCGTTATTAAGTTGATTATTTAGAGATGCTATTGCAAGTTTCCATTTATCTTCCCACATATCGGGCGATGAAATTGGAATACGATTTATAAAGTCATATAAGCTATTGTATAGTGCAATTGGGACTCCGTCCTCAATATTCATCCAAGAGCTGACATCTTTAAGCCAAATAACACCAGTAATCATACCAAATTTATCTTTCATTGTTTTAACTTAGTTTATTGTTTATTTTTAAATATACTAATTTAAAATGAATAATGCAAATTAAAAACCTGTGCTTTTAGGTTTATTGTATCCATTTATTTCCGCATATTTATTAAATAATAATTGCTTCTCTATTTTTTCACCATCCTTTGAATCTTTCATCGCCATCATTCCATTAGGTGATGTGTTTTCAAATATGCGAATCATACCAATGTTAGTGTCCATTTTAGCCGGAAATGTTAAACCATCTGGACCAAAACGATTTTTCATTACGTGAAACCTAGCTGTATTATTTATTTTGTCGCTAGGTTTTCTCATTAATGACATTACAAAATCGGCATTCATAATTTTAGCGTAGCTATCGGCAATTGAATCGGCCTCTATGATTTCGTTTTGTATAGATGAGCGATTTGCTTGACTAGCTGTCCATATGGGTATGCCATATTCACCAGATAAACCACGCAATTCAATATAAACATTACCTGCTTCTTGATATGTGGAATCCGACGTCACATAATGTGACCTCAATAGATCTGCATAATCAATAATAATTAAGTCTGGTTTATATCCCGTTTGTATTAATTTATCAATGTGTGTTTCTAGCTTTTTGGTAGTAATACCTTTTGGTGGAAAATACTTTATAATTACATTACCTTTAATAGATTTCAATTTCTGCACAACCTCTTCTTGCTTATCTTTAAGCTCGTGCGGTGTAATGCCAGATAAAATAGTATCATATCGTCTGCCCACATATGTTTCAGACAGCTCTAAAGTATAATGAACTACATTTTTACCTTCCTTCATTGCGTGCGCACCAATCTGTGATAATACCCAAGATTTACCAATACCAGATGCAGCAACAATTACTGCCAATTCACCACCGGATAAACCGCCATCCATTAAGTCGTCAATAGGTTCAAAGCCAGTGGGTACGGTATCTCTGGATTCATCTTCCATTCTTAGCAATACATCATTTATATAATTATGGCCAATATCAGCAGATGTTCCAATTTTCATTGCATTATCTACCAACTCTTTTATTTTATTGTAATTACCAGCTTTGAGTAAATCGACTGATTGTAAAATAACTTCTTTTAGATTTTGATTTCTACAAAAATCTGAAAACTCTTTTTTTATAAAATCTAAATCAACATTCCCAACCTCGGTGTATATATGCCTAAGCTGGTCTTTAACTGTTGTTTTTAAAATTTTATTATCGGTTCTATTCAATTCAACTTTAAAGACATCTAATGTTGGTAGTTTTTTATAGTCATTGTAATACTTTAATATAGTGTTTACAATCCATTTATTAGATTCGGATTCAAAAAAATCTGGTTTTATAATATCGACCAATGACTCCAACAATTGACTATCGCTTAATAATGCAGATAGTGTTTTAGATTGGAAACTTTGACCGTATTTGCTTAAGCTATCAAATGAATCACTCATATACTATAGTATTAAATGTATCTTTTAACCATAGCATCATATTATCCCAACCATTTGTTATTTTATATTTTGATGCCGTTTTCATAAATAGGAATTTATCCAATGGTTTTACCATTTCATTATATCTATTTAATATTTTTAGTTTAAAATCAGTAGCTATATCAACATTTGATAATTGCATAATTTTATAATTTCTATAAAATATATCCTTATTTTGTATTATATCAAAATAAATTTTATATTTTTCAGTTTTGCTTTTAGTATCACATAGTTCAATGAATTCTTCTAGTGATATTAATTTATCTTCACACAATTCTGGAAACCTTTTTATCAAGGTTTTTAATCCACAACCTTTAATACCTGGTACATTATCTGATACGTCGCCGTCCAATGACCTGAATATGCAAAAGTTCTGTGGGTATATACCATACTCATCAAACACTTTATGTCTATTATAAATTACTTTTTTAGTGGGTGAATATAAAATAGTAGTTGGACTAATCAATTGTAGAAAATCTTTATCGGTAGACATTATAACACATTGTTCTTCTTTTTGTATTAGATTTGTTGCAATATAAGCTATTACATCATCCGCTTCAATTCCATCATATACCATAGTCGTTACTGGTAAATAATTTAAACAATCTATTAGTTGAACTATTTGAGTGCGCATAGACTCACGCTCTTCATCCTCACTCAATAAATTATCATATTGACGATTTACTCTAAATCGTATAGCTCCACGATCTGACTTGTAACCTTCGTATATTTTTTTTCGGTCATTTGAACCTTTCTTTCCATCGAATACTAAGATAACACGGGTTGGTTTAACTTCACGTATAATATAGCCAATAGATTTTAAAAACCCAGTTATACCACCGATATGATTACCATTATCGTCCATTTGTGGATTGGTCGTCCAAGATCGTATAAAAGTATTCAACGAATCAACTATTAAAACTCGTGAGTTTCGTAGCCGACTCGTTGAATTTTTATGATCCTTTTTTACCTCATTTAAAATATTTAGGTATAATTGGTTCATTAGTCAATTTCATTTACATCATCTATTACAAGTTCACCAACATCAATTTCTTCTTTTCGATATTGTAAAATTGTAGCATCGCAAATTTTAGAGTATATTTGTTCTCTTAATGCATTTCTATTGGTTAGTATTTCTACAAAGTCTTTGGACTGAAATTTTATTTCTTCACCAGTTTCAGTATCAATATAAGTATACCAAGCTCCGGCTTGTTTAAGCAATCCACTATCCTTTAAAACCTGTAACCAACTACCATAATTATCAATACCACGATCAAATAGTATATCAAAATCTGCTGATCTTAATGGCGGACCCATTCTATTTTTAATAACCTGTGCCCTGACCTTAATACCAACAATACGTTCATTATTACCGACTTTAGCTTTTATTGTCCCCATACTTTTTAACCTAATACGAACCGACGAGTGAAATGCAAGTGCTTTCAATTTTGTTACCGTATAGTCATTTAAACTATACTTCTTATAGTTTCCCATAAGTTCGGACTATATCTTTATCAAATTTACTTATTATAGACAAAACATTAATTTCACTTATATCAGATTCAAAAATATGATAAACATTATAACCATAGCTAGTTATTATTTTATGCCTAATCCGATCGGATTCCCATACAGATTCTGCTGATAATAATCTATTTCCTGGATATTTTATTAATTCGTTTTTATCATATTTAGATGGATTTGCGTGCCAATAATCACCATCGGCTTCAATTATTAAATTGTAGTCAGGTAAATAAAAATCTACATATATCCCAGGAATTTCATCAAATTGATGAATATATTTAATATTGTTAGAATCTAGTATGGTTTTAATCATACGTTCTGGCTTTGTATTTTTACTACCACCTGGTATTTTATTTTTTTTACTCCAATTTAATAAACGTAAATCAGCTTCATCTTTTCCATATTTATCAAACCAACGTTGCCAATTAGATTTTTTATAGTGATGATGATCTTTTCCTTTTATAGAAGTAAACATAACTTTAAATTTATCGGGAAATTGTCTAACCACTTCTTTCATTCGTTGACTTTGATTTAATTTATAATCATCACGCTTTACAGCGTTACGAGCTGAATTTTTACGTTTTTCAGAATCCTTCTGAATACTTTGCTGATATTTAAAATGCTTTTTGTTTTCTTCGGAGTATATCCAATTTGATAATATTTCAAAGTGATTATCGGAAATCATCTTTGAATTTGGAAATCTTAGTTTATACTCTTCAGTTTTCATATTATGTTTGTGTTTAAGATGTGAATTAGTTATAGATTTAAAAAAATTACCACATAATTCACATTTCAATAAGTTAGCTTGATAATCGGTACTCATGTCACTTTCTTCTTTAATATAAGTATATACTATTATGAAAAGTTAAGTCCTTTCCCAATTTACATTTTATTATATGTAAAGATTACTAATGTTAGTCTCTGAACCTCCAACTCATTACTAAGAAGTTTGGCTGCTGATTGTCCAATCTTTTAATTTTTTAAACATTCACACTGTCCATTACTGAATATGTTGTAGTATAAAAGCTCTAAGGAGTTTCCAGCAATTCACCGATTTTTGTTATAGCGGAGGCAAAATTAGCTAATACCACCGCTTGTAGTATTATGATTTACATAACCATTTGCAATATATCGCTCTGTATCTGTAACCGTAATATCCACAACGTTCATTTCTCCGTTCATTTTAACAGCATTTGGATGATCTTTTAACTTAATAAAATCAGATCCTTCTAATACTCTATGATTTGAAGTTCCACGTAAATCACCAAGTTGATAGTATTCACCTACCTTTGGCTTTACCATAAAACTTTCAATATCTTTAAATACCAAATTACCATCCACGTTGGTAGATTCAACTTGTAACCCAGACCAACTTAAATCATAAATTTCTGGATTATCTAAATTCATATCTAATATGGATGCCAATTCAAACATCGTCATTTCCTTTTCTATTGTATTATTCATTTAACACCTCTTTCTATTTTGTTATGGAATTCTTTATAAAATTCCGAATCTGTATTATATCGTATTTTAATTTTGGTTGTAAATGGATCAACACACCACGGATCTGCAAATGGCATAGCATTCATTTTTTGACGTAACTGATTGGTAAATATTAATGTAATCTTTTCTCTACCGATCATATTAGTAATCTTACGCATTGCCTTGGATATAATAATAGCTTTATCCGTTGCGTAACCATCTTTATCGTAATCGGATGCCAATTCTTTTTTTGTAGAAACTGCAGCAACAGAATCAACAACAATCGTTACTAATTTATCCTTTGAAGAAGTCCTAACTTTTTCAATTATGTTTTCAATATATTCAAAAACATCTTCAACTGAATCTGCTTGAACATATAATAATTTAGCAACATCAACTCCAATTGCGTCTAAATACTCACGACTAACCGCCATTTCAGTATCAATCAAAACTGCAACACCACCTTGTCGTTGTGTTTCAGCTAAAACGTGTGCAGATACCAAAGATTTTCCAGAGTTATGATTTAACATACCATTTCCAAAATATGAATGATCTTCACTATCAACTTCAATATCAACGATTGGATATTTACCAACATACTCAAACGATATTACTGAATAATATTGATTATCGTCACATAAAATTTTGGTTGATCCAAGTTTAAGCTTATCAAACGCAACCCAACCTTGATTTGTAAAAAATCTATGTTTACTAGATACCTTTATGCTATAATCATTACTCAATGTAACTTTATATGTGGGTAAAATACCCTTTTCAAAGTAACTTTTTACTTTTACATATTCATCATTTATAGTTTTTACTTTTATCGTTTTACCGGCTTTAAGTAAAGATTTTATCTCACTTATTTTTATTTTTTCTTTTTTCATTTCAATTATAACATCAATAATTGTATCTTCGGTAACACATTGTTCCAAACCCGTTAACTCGGATATTCTACCAATGGGAAACCCACCATTCGCTCTGTTTGATATTGCTAAATCTAACATAGATGCTCCACTTGATACCCAGCCAATAACATTGGCTGGAGTATCATCGGAGTCCAAAAAGAATGCAACCTTTTGATCTTTAGCAGTTTTATTTAACGATTCTGCTAGAATATCTGCTAAATCAATTTCTTTTTTTGACATAATTTATATTATTTATATTATTAATCGCCAAACAAATCATCAAATGCATCAACTACATCTGCAATTTTTGTTTTAGTTGGTGTGATTGGAGTATTTAAAGATTTAGAATCATCATTATTCCAAACATCATCATTATCTACATTTCTTTTAGATGGTGGTGGTGTAATATCGTTATTTTCATTTGACGATGGATTTAACCAACCTTCTAAAATATTACTTAATTCTTGATATGATAATTCTTCGTATAGATCTGATATATTAGTTTGTAAGGTCAAATATTGTTCTAATTTTTCAGCAGATTCCGATAGTGGTGTTTCTTTTGGTTTAATCCTAATTGTGGTAACTGGATAAGATGTTCCACTTTCTTCTGCTGATGTAATTTCAACAACGATATCTCTACCTGTAATTGGATCTGTGATATCACCATAGTCAGGATCTGCAATATATGCCAATAATTCCTGATATACAGTTTTACCAAATCCCCAAAATCTAATACCTTCAGATTCTTCACCTCTAATTAATACAGGAACGTATGTTCTTAATTTGGGTTCCATTCTCTTACCAGCTTTCCATTCGTCTTTGCTTCCCATACGTTTTAATTTATCGGAAAATTCAACGATTGGATCTGGTCGACCAAACGAAATTGGTGATAAATAAGTTTTATTATTTATACCATAGTGAAAATATAACTCAATGAATGGATTATCTTTATTATGAGTATATGGTACAATTCTTACTTGATATTTACCTGGTTTAGGTTTCCAAAACTCTGCGGTTTTGATTGTTGTATTTTTTAATGAATTCAACCTGTCTTTGATTGACTTTAAATCTATTGCCATATTTGTTTCCTTTAAGTTTTAAGTTTTAAGTTTTAAGTTTTATTTGTTTAATAAAACATAATAGTATCCAATAAGATACTATTTATTTTGACATAAGTCAAAAATGTTTTTATTTAGCCCACTTACCGCGCTGAACTATTTGAGCAATAATTGCATAAACAGATAGGTCTTGGTAAGTATCTTGTATGGGTTCACCCACTTCATCTGGATGACCTAACACAACTAATTGTTTTAGTCTTTGGATTTTGTCATTAACCCTAAACCACAATCCGGTTAATGATAGCTTAATATCTTCATTTGTTGATAAGCTAGTTCCAACAGATATATTGCTAGGTCCGTAGTTTCGTTGCTTCTTACAAAATGTTTCATACATTTCAGCTTGAATTTTTTTAAACTCGGATGTCATTTCGGGATAGTGTTTTTCACAATATTCTATTGCATTCATTTCATTCATATAAAAAAATTAATTATATGAAATATAAGGTATTATAAAGATAAAATCAAATAATATCCGTAGATTCAATTAATGTGTAAGTAAATGTAGATCCGTGAATTTTAGCTGCCGATCTGCAAATATCCATAAATTCATTGAAATCTGCTTCTACTTTAAAAACTTGGCATCCTTCTGACCAGTTTTCAATAATAGATGAATTTTTACCTGCTTTATGTATGTTTATTCCAAATAATCCAGTTTGGGTTTTGTTTTCATCATATACCAAATCTTTATCTGGATCTCTATACACAGTTACGGGTTTAGTTTGACGCAATGCTTCATATTTACCTTTATGTAATCCAATAGAATATGAAGAGCGATATTGACCTGGAACTAAACGTGCAACTCCATTTGCATTTTTAACTTCTAACATTGCCCTACGCCCTGGGTCGGTAGTGACTGCCCACTCTTTATACACCCAATTACCATTTACTTTATAAGATACAGTTAATACATCATCAAATAAGTTGGTCACTTTATCTGCAACATCTTTATTGTTATTCCGTATACCTACAATATTTAAATCGTATCCTTTGTTAGAAGAGTCCTCAAACCATACGTATTTTTTATTTTTGACAGCGTTTTCAACTTTATCTTTTGTAAATTTCATAATAACTCCAATTAATATTCTGTTATAAATTTGTATATGTTGTGTATTTTAGTTTTAACTTTTAATAACTCACTACCGTTCCATATAATTATCGTATTTTTTAAATCATCCCAATCTACAACAAATTTAGTATCCAATACACCATTGTTTTCTTTTTTTATTAGCTCATTGAGTGCATTAATTGTGTATATTGTATTAGTTAATTTTTTTCTATGTATTAAAATGGTATCTTTTAATTGTAGTTTTTGATTGCTTTTTCTTATATTATATGTAACAAATAATTCATCATCATTATCTACATTTTCCAACACATATATAGATGAATACACAATATCATACCAATTTCTAATATTGTCTAGTGTGCCGTGTAACTGATTTTTAGTTGTAAAAGTGCATAGTAATTGTAATTGCATATAAATTATCCGTAAATTTACCCATCCCTTTTAATTGCTTCTATAAACTCATCTATGTTTTTTAATTTATCTTTTAACGGGTCTGTATCCGGTAAATCTTTAAGGTATTCTTCACCTTCGGGTGAATTAAAAATAGATGTATCTTTTTGTATTTTTCTATTTACATCGTCAAACTCTTCTTGAGTTGCTGGTATTAATTTTAACCCACTATCATCTTTTTTATAAATAACCTTACCATCTACGTTTGCGTAAAAACCAAACCCCATATCCACCAATCCTGCATAGTCTATTTTAGCTTGCAGATCTTCAGCATCTTTCCCTGTAAATTCTATTTTATCTTTGGTAATGTCAATCGGGGGTTCTGGGTCTTCCTCCGCACCACCCTCTACTATATTTTTTATAATCTCATCACTAATTTCAGCATATCCCATTTCAACTAAAATTGAATGTAAGACATTTAAGTCCTCTGCATTTTTTAAATTAGGGATACCATCTTTTTTTCTAAATGATAATTCGTTTAATATTTTTTGTATAAACCCATCAATGAAACTCATAGTAAAAATCCATTTATATACTATATAAATATTACAATTCTCCAAAAGTATATCCAATTTTACGTTTTATTGGATAATTACCTTCTGTTAATATATTTGATATATCTTTAAATATACGTAGGTCTGAATTAATTGGTAACCTGAATATAAATGAATCGTAGGTATATAATATTAACTCTACATTTGTATTCTGTATTATTTTAATTAATTTGTATAGCTTATCTATATTTATTTCAGTTTCCATTGCCTGTAATAAATAATTAAATACTTTGTTTGGGTCTGGGTTGCTAATCCACGATAATGGTATTCTTCTATTTAATGTTTGAATATATCCGTTTTTATTTGTGAGATTCCACAAGTTATTTATAAAGTCTTGTGTTTTTTTGAAAAATGGAATGTTTAAAAAATTAGTATCAATACCACCATAGATTTGCCTAAAAGTAATTTTTTTACTTTCCTCATACGTAGAGTTGTATTGATCGGCTAACCATTGATGTATAGATTCTTTTGGTAGCTCCATATTTATCAAATTTCCAATCAATCTTAAATGGTATGAGTCATAGTCAAATTGAACCAAAAAGTTTCCATTACCTGCTACAAAATAATCACGAATACCAGAATTTTTATTTAATGCAGAATAGTTTACACCCCCGTGTCTATTGGATGGTCTACCCGTGGCTGTATATGGGTTATACTCGGTGTATACTTTATTATCGGTTGTTAAGTGTATAAATTTACCAACATTACGTATATAATCAATTCTATTAACTATTAAACCAGATGATTCAATTTTAGATAGGGTTGGTATATAAATTGAACTATACCATTTTACATCGTCACCAATTTCGCAATTTATATTTATTTTATTTGCAATTACATTTATAATATCGTATAATTTTAGAATCGGTATGGATTTTATTATATCTTTATTATAGCGAAGTGAGTTGTAAAATGCGAATATACTTTCAAACTCACGGTTCCAATCAAATTTATATTTACCCCCATACTCATTTTGTGACAAAAATAATAAAGAATCAGCATCTATGGCATTCATCAATTCAAATCTAAATAACATAGATTTTAAATTAAAAACCACTTTCTGTTGACTTGATTTTTGTAAAATATTTTGTACGTCATTATAGTTTTGATTTATACAATCTACGTGGTCTAGTGATATTATATAATCTACATTATTACACCTTACAAATAAAAAGGACAGATTGCTTCTTATTGGATGAATTCTATTATCCACCCACATAGGAAATATAATGGATGGGTGATTGATAAAATCAATCTCAAACAAATTAAGCTGGTCGCAAGTTTCTACTATAATCATATATTTAGGTTAAATATATGAAAATATTTATTAAAAATCAACTACTTTATAAAACTGGGATAAGTTTGGTAAATATAAACTTAAATTTGGTATAACCTTTTGTCCAATTAAGACACTTTTTTTATTCATCATTTCCACATCTTCTATCGGGGCTTTTGATATCTTCCAATCTATTTGTGTCCAAATGTAGAAAGGGTTTGCCGCAAATATTGATACATTTCGCACATCAACTTCGTATATTACAGCGGATAAGTCATTAACTCGTCTTGTAAAATATCGTGTAATATAAGATTTATTATAATCATAATCGGTTGGATTGGGAATATAAGTTCTAACCAAAATAGAATCCATATACAAATGGGTATCAAAATTATCTTTATATAATTGTTTATAGTTATCTATCATATTTTATAATGGCCTAAATTTAGATTCTACTTTGGTTTCCCAAAAATTATTAGATACGTTATGTGAGATTTCTGTTATTTGAAAAATACCAGTATCTCTAAATTTATTAATCGTATCTCCTAATTTAAAAGATTGTCCAAATTCCAAACCACCCACACCTGGAACTGTAAATTCAACAGTAATTGGTAGTAAAATTCCTTTGTCTCTTTTGTTTGTTCCTTTATCGGCTGCTCTAATATTATCCAAAATTGCAGTATCAGAAAATGTACCAACGAAAATATGGTTTTGTTGAGCTAGTGTTTTCATAGATGCATCATCACTACCTTTAATTAATTCTGGATTTCTATGCTTTAAGAAAATACCTGCTTTTTTAACAAACTCTAATGCATTTTTTTGTTTAGCGTCATCTGGTGTAGTAATTATAGGGGATGTTACATTTTTTGCGCACGGATCAACTGCGCTATTTGTTTTATTTAATTCTGTCATTATATTATCTTTTAATGAAGAACCCCATAAAGTTGGGTGTGGATCTGGGAGGTGTGGATTAAATTTAGGTTTAACTGAACCATCCGATGTGCGCTTTGCTAATATTTGATTTTTCATTGCAGCTGGAATATCAATACTATACGATATAGATTTAAATACAGATTCTACTCCAGTGTGATAAAATGTAGGATACACGTGATTTGCAAACCTATTAAAATTCAAATCAGCAACGCTCAATCTTAAATTACCATTTTGGTCAACATCTTCAACAACTTGAAAATCCCATAAATTATTTACAGCAGACGACATACCATTTAACATCTGTAATAACGCATCCTTTGCCATTATACCAGGTTGTTTTAGTACAGACATAGCAAAGTCAAAATTTATATACAAATCCTCTAGGTATCCCCAACTATGCCAAGGTGCATCAATATTACCATCCTTTAAATCACCTGGATATGGAAATGTACCCTCGGGTTGACCATTGTTACGCGGATATGTTGTGTTTATTATTGGGTTTGTTGGGGTACCAGCAGTAGAAGTTGACTTGCCCCAAAAAACATATAATGATGCAGGATTACGTTGTGCGTTTTCAAAATTTTCTAATAAACCAAAATCAGGTGTGTTTCCATTTAATATCAGTAATTTACTTTTATCTGTGCTAAATATTCGCTTATGTGCAGAAATAGGTACTTTCTCTGTATTTATTATTAAACTAACATTACTAGAGCCACCTGCCAAATTTATACCTTTTTTTAAATCATATGGCACTTTTTCTAGCATACCCATAAGCGCACCGAATCTAATAAATCTATCACCATCTATAAGTGGCTCATCACCCAAATCAACGTTAGCGATTGTTGCTCCTTGTGGTCCAAAACCAAGAAATGCTTTAACATCACCCCAAAAACCAAGTTGCCCTGCTTTTTCTAGTGCAGATTCATTAAAACCAACAAAATTGCGCCAATTCATTTTCATTTTTTTAATTTCATCTGTCTGTAATTCAGGTGGCAATGATCCATACATAGCTAAAAACGGCTCATCGTCATAATCAGTAATTTGGCTTTTATCCCAATAGTTGTTAAACGCTGTAATTTTATTTAATACCCATTTCTGTGAATTCTTCCACGCATTGGTTACTGTATTTGTCCAACTACTATCGTCAACTTGAGTGTTCGATGTCGTGGCATCTTCACAAGATACTTCATTTAATACTTGTAAATTTAAAGCTAATTCACCGACTCCAGTTGCCTCCATAGTTAAATCAAATGATGCATCATTTACACTCATATTACCACCCGTAACGGTACCTATAAAGTTTTCATATTTACATCCACCTGTACTTATTTTTCTACTTTGATTTTTAGTAAAATTATTAACCGTGGTGAATCCAATTGGGTCACCTGAAATAACTGCATTGGTTCCACCGTTATTCCAACCCCATTGTATAACAATAGAAAATCCAGGTTCTAAAAAGTGCTTAGCTAATTCTGTTAATTGCTCTATGCTGAAACATTTTATATTTACGGTTGCTTTTTTACTTAATCCGTGTTTTCCATTTTTAACCTCAATTGATTCTACAATTGGTCGCGGTCTATAACCAGGTCCAGAAACTTCACGAACCCCTGAATTCCATTTGCCAGTTTCAGATGTTCCAATTGTGGCAGGATTACTAAATCTACCGTGTATGCTAGTTACATTACTATTATCGGGATCTCTAAATAACGGTATGTCAGGATTGGATGAAAGTGTTAAGCCAGCACCAGATGTTACTTTGATCCACGCTACATATGAAGATGCGTGTAACACATCTTTCATTTTAGTCATTTGACTTCTAATTTCAGATGGAATTGGTCTTGGTGATAAACGTTCATAACCGAATGCTGCCATAATGTAAAAAAATTAAAGTATTTGTTTATTAAATAGTATTAGATAATTCAATGTAATTCATTGGTAATCTCAATATAAGCCCATCTTCAATACCAGTTGGTGCATTGTGTATATTATTAGCAGATGCAATAATCCACCACAATCTAGAGTCTCCATAAAATTTATATGCAATTGAATCTAACCTATCACCCGTTTGAGTTACAATATATAAATCATCATCACGCATTGGAATTGGTTTATAGAACCTGCTTCTATATACTGTTTTACCATCCGGTGTTTTTTTGGTTTCATTTGTATTATATCTCATAGCTATAAATATGAATAATATTAAATTTTAAAACCTTGGGCGAGTTAAATTTGGTGTAGTTAAATTAGATGGAACGTTTCTAAACGTTGGTACACTTGGAACGTTTGGATTTGGAATTCTTGAGCCAAACGTAGTGTTCAAATCTGGAAATCTACGAGCAGCTGCGATTTCAGCATCTCGTTCTGACAATGATTCTAACCTAACAGGATTTACATTTTCATTTACCTTAAATGAATATTCACCTGATGATCTATATTCAATGAATTTAAATGTAATTTGCATTTCAATTAATCTTGGGGCTTTATAATTTTTTACTTGTAATAATTCATTAACTTTATCCCATCTATTTGGTACGTCACTTAATTGGCTACCCAATTGTATATATTCACCATCTTTAAGGTGTTCATTTTCAAACAATCTTTTATATTCATATACCTCTTCATCAGCCCGTCCAAGTTCCCACGCACCCTCATCATCAACATTATAAGATAAACTTTCAATAAACCCAGATTTGTTAATGTACATATCACCGAGTGTTATATTAGTAATTGGTGGGGTTACCGCCCCGGCACTACCCACATAACTTAATGGATATACTAAATTATTTATTTTTTGTATATTGTCCCAATTTTCTTTGTGTTGTTTTGGGTTTAGTGCATATAACTTTATATTAAATGATACACTCCTATCAATTGAATCATATGTATATGCGTTAAATGGTGATCCAACCATACGGTAGGATGACCACGATGGTGAAAACGTCTCACTCAATCCTGAAATTGCTGCATTATGAAAACGAACGGATCCAATTTGTATTATTACATTATCAATGTATAAATTTCGTGTGGATTCTTCATTTCCAATTTGAAATAGTTGCTTATTGAATTTTAGTCGATATCCACGATCAATTCCAGGAAATTTCCTATACTCTGCACCTGGTCTATCAAATTCAGCTGTTATTTTAGTTGATGTTTCTAAATATCCCTTTTTTCTATCATTTTTACGTTTAGCATTTATTGGATATTTAATATCATCTAACCAGTTTAATAAAGTTCCATCACCATCAGAAGGTCTATCCGTTATTGGACTTTCAGTTGCATCAGTTCTGGTTTCTTCCTCCATTACTAACGTATATCGCTGATCACCAGTTGAGCCACCACTACCATAAATGACATTTTGAGACTCATTGCGCTGTGGCTCATTAACACCAATAGTTGTCCCACGACCAAATAACGCACCTCTTACTTTTTTCTTTATATTTTTACCAACACCACCCACTGCACTTTTAACAATTTGTTTAGGGGTTCCTGTATTTTTAGCCAAAAATCTGCCGATTATACTACCAGCTGCCTTTTTTTGTATTTTGGCTAAATTCTCCATTGTATCCTGTTCGTTACCTGGATATTCTCTAAATATATTTTCGTCTTTACCAATTTCAATTACGGTAGTTGGTATTGTGTCTCTTGGTATTCCAATGAGATTGCCAACTTTTTGTTTTACATTTTCTTTAAAATTTCTAAGGTTATTTATTAAATTTTTTATTTGCTTATCTTCTGTGGTTGATTTTTTCATCCTCTCAACTAAATCAGTTCTCTGCTTGGTTATTCTAATTAGATCAGTACCATAAATATCAATCACACTCCCAAGATGCTTTATACGCAAACCACTTAATTCTTGATCAACTACATTCTTAACACGCGTAAATGTTTTCTTTGGTAATATTTTAGCTATTTTTAAAGCACCATTGCGCACTCCACCTATATCTACCTGTCTATTTCCAAGTTGAAGCTGAAATGCACCATCATCGGTATTTTGTTTATCTACATCGGTGGAGTAATTGATCCCATACTTATAATCACCCGTATAGTATATACCTTTTTTATCTATATTTTTAGAATCATCCTCACCCACGCCCTCTGACATAGGTGTTTTATCTGGACTTTTATAATTTATATCTTTGTTTGAATTTCTAAATAAATCTAATATTGTTGCCATAGTTACGCGCCTTTCAATCCATATGAATTACTAGCAGATCTGTTTATGTTTTTTACTATTTTAGATGTAACGCTATCACCATCCATATTAACAGATATTTTACCCGAATTAAGATCTTCTCTTAATCCTTTAATTTCCATTAGCAACATTTCATTTGTTTCCCGTATTGCTTGCTCTAGTATAGAATTTTTATCTATTTCCTCTTGACCTGTTTGTGTTTGTTGCACATTTTCACTTGGGGTTGCAAATAATTTTAATGCGATCATTGCAGGTGCAGCCAAAATACTTGCAAACGAAAGTTTTGACAAATTTGAAGCTAACCTAGATATTGATTCAGACAATAAATCTATGCTTTCCACAGAAGATGCAAGTTGTTGAATTGATTGTGATATAATAGGTAATGATTGTGATAGCATATTGCTTGCATTAGCTGCTCTTTCTAATCCAAAACCAAACAACATAAATGCACTACCCAGTAATATTAAAATTGGTAAAATTGTAGCTAATACAGATATCGCACCGATGGATGCCATCATACCAGTTGCTGCCATTATAGAGCCCATACCAATTTGATACATAGATGTACCAATTAAAGATAGATTTTCACCATTAACAGATGCTAATGCTAATAAATTTTGCGCAAAGATTGGTAATACAGAATTTAAAATCATTATACTACCAACACCTAACATTATGGTAGGTAGCATCAATCCTAATGCTGATATAGAACCACCAAGTGCGACTAGCCCAATTCCCAAATTAATAAAGCCAGATGCATCTATAGATGATAACTTTACTAATCCATCAGTTACACTTTGTATTATTTGAGGTATGGTGCTAAACATTTTTGTTATTGTATTCGCAAATATTTCTATCATTGGTGTTATATACGATAGCGCATATCCAAATGGAATTAAAGCTAAACTCAAAATAACAATTGCAGATGAACCTGAAATTATAAGAGGTGATACCATACCTATTAATGCGGCTGTTCCTGCAAACGCCGCTAATGATATTGCGGTTGTTAACAATATATTTGGATCAACTGATTTAAGTTGTGATAGCGCAAATGTAAATGGTATTAGAGATAAACCTATTAAAGTGATACCCAATGCACCCATTGCAATTAATGGGAAAGCTGCTCCTATTGCAGCAGCCGCAATTCCAAGAATAACAAAGGAACCTACCGTTGCAAGTATTACACCAGCGTCAACACCCTGTAATAAAGATAAGGCAAACGTGAATGGTATTAATGCGGCACCTATTAATGCAAGACCTATTGCACCTTTAAATATAGATGGACTACCCATAGTAGTCAAACCAGCAGATAGTGCAGATAAACCAGCACCCAACGGGGCACCAAGTAAGGCTATTATTCCCATACCAATTGCACCTAGTGTCATAATACTAAATCCAATACCAGTTGCTACTAAATTTGCTGCGCCAAATGAAACTTTACCAGTTCCCATTGCCGTTAATCCAATTGCCATTGATGCCAACCCAACCCCTATTTTAGAAATATCAATTTTGGACAAGAAAAATATAGCTGGTATAGCAGGTAGCATAGCTACAAAACCCAATGCAGTTGGTATTAAATTAAGGGCACCAAATAAAACTTTACCAGTTCCCATTGATGATAGACCATTTGATAGATCTGTTAATTTGCTCCCCATCTGCGGTTTTTTCATTTTGGTATCTGCCATATCCACTTTTTTGGCTTTTTCTGTCACAGAGTCTGTTAAATCGCTAGCAGCTTTAACACCACCACCAAACATTTTTGCAATACCAGAACCAATGGCTTTGAATGGCATTGCTAACCAAGTCAGCATTTTTTTAATAATACCAGCCAAATTCACACCCATTGCTGATAGTCCCATATTTATCTGCCCAAGCTGAACTAAAAATCCACCAGCACCCTGTAGAATAGTTCCAGCGAGTGTATTACCAAATGCAGTTAATGACTCTGTTAATGTGCTCCATTTTTCTTGGAAAAATCCAACGTCTTCACCCATTTTACTTTGTTGCTCTGCCATTTTTTGAAACTCACCAACGGACACGCCTAATAACTCGGCAGTTTGTTTCTTTTGGTAATAGTCCATTTTATTAAATGCTTCAATGCCACCTAATTGATTTAATGTCTCACCTATAGATTCTTCAATCTTACCCTCATATGCTAATTGTCTTGCTCGGTTTAAATTTATATTCTTACCTAACATAGCAGATAATTCAAGTTCGTCTGTTATAGAATTTTCAAAATCTAATAATTTATCTGTTATACCAGTTAGGGTGTCCATTTCTGTGCCCAATTTAGCAGCATATACTGCGGCTTCTGCTATATTTTTACCACCATCCTTGCCGTACAATGCAAACGCTTCTGTGCTTTTTGCTAAATCTTTCATTACTTTAGATGGAACAACACCTGCCATTTTTGCAGTTTGTTGGGTTGATTTTATCATATCGGCTGCTATGTCAGTTGAACTATTATTTAACATTGAAAAGCTCTTTGTTAAATCAATAGCTTCGTCACCGGAAATACCTAAATTTGTGGCCATTAAATTTGTTTGGAGTTGCAATCCAAACGAAGCCTTTTCCATACTACCAAATTTTTCAGCTAACCCAGTTGCGATAGCATCAGCATCTTTAAACGCTAGCCCCAACCCAAGTGCAGATAATTGCATCTCACCTGTATCTAATAAAGATAAACCTAAACTTTGGTTCATTTCACCAAGTTTATTTACAACGGTTCCAAGTCCAATTAATGTACCAGAAATAAACCCACGTATTCCACTAAATAAAGTTCCAATTGTGTTTAATACCCCACCTATAGAATCTTTTATCCCATCATATACGTCAATTTGAGATTCTAACCTATCTTTTTGATCTTCTGTTAGATTTGATATACGCGCAGCTTCTGCTTTTTGATTTTCCAATGATTGTAGTATATCATCGGAAACTATGCCATATGATTTTAATGCAGATAAACTATCTTCTAAATTAAGTAACATCCTTTCTCTAGCGACACTATCTTCTTTTGACAATTCTGACAATTCCCTTGAGATATCATTTATATCGGACATTAACTTAAAGACCTCTTCATCAACAAATGCAGGACCAGCTTGCATAGATGAAATATCACCCATAGTTGTTTGTATATCTTTTAAATTATTAGAGTAGTCATTTGAATTTTTAATTAAATCGCCAAATGATACCAACTCGCCTTGTAATTGAGATAGTATTAAATCTCTATCTTGTCGCTTTGTTGCATTTGATAGATCGTCTTGTAATTGTAAAATTCTAGATGCTTGATCATATCTTTGTCTTTCTTCATCGTTAGCATCTTCTAATTGAGTCGTAATGTCACCATACTTACCAAGTGAGTTTGTTATATTGGATTGTATTTTTTCTGTACTATCCAATATAGATGAATTTATGCTTAAATAATCGGTCTGTGCTTTGACTATTTTTTCAGTATCTCTTTTAAATCCTAATTGTATTCCACTTAAACTTTTTAAACTATCTTGCTGATCGATTATTAAATCTGCAGATTCACTTAATGTATTAGAAATATCAGCTGTTTGATTTTTAAAATTCTTTATTTCTTCATTTAAATTTTTATATATTTCTAGTTGAGATCTATACGCTTTAGTTTGCTTAATATCATCCTGTTCGCTTTTGGTTTTACCTTGAGCTAATAGAGTCTCTAAAATCTGACTTTGGATTTTAGCGCGTTCTTTTAAATCTTTTAAACTTTCGTCAGCCATTGTTTTTATTTACAATTAATTTATAAAAATCGTTTTAAGTCGTTTTCAACTTGATTTGCTAAATCATCTAATTCTTTTTTTCTTTGCTCTAAATCTTTTATTTTTTTAACAACAGATCTGACCTTCTCGGCATCTGGATCTTCTTTTACATTATTCAATGCTCTTTTTATTGTGTTCTGTGTTAAACCATCGAAAAACGCATCACTATATTTTGTTAAAAAATCGGTAATACCCTCACCTATTAAATTATAGTTGGTATAGCCCTCATTCCACCCGAGTTTCCAATTCTTGGATTTGGAATCATTAGATTCATTAAATGGATTTAATTTTTTACTTTTACCAGATACACCACACTTGTATCCCATTTTATAAGCTAGCTCATTTAATTTATTTTTAGTTTTCATTTCATCCCCAACTAAATCATTATTAATAAATATCTATAAATAAAAAAAGTAAGGTAAAGACGCTAACGCCTAAACCTTACTTTGGAAGATGATGATTTCTGTTTAGATTCTACTTTTTTATACTCGTCTCTCTCTTTTTTCTTTAATTCTACAAGTTGTTTGTAGTAAAATCTACGCCAGTGTATCGGCATCCTATAAACATCATACCAAGTGAATCCATTACCAAATTGACAAAGTTCCCAAATTTGCGTATGAAGTTGGATGCTATAATCAGAGGGAAGGGTAAAAAAACTCGATGCCGAATGGTATCGACATCACCTCCGTTTCTCCACTTAATTCGGACTCAAATACAAATGTTAAATCTAAATCAGGTGATATTTCTTTGACGTGATTTCTAAATGCTCTGTTATCACGCGCTAAAAATTCATTGACAATCCACTTATTAATATAGGATCGATCGTCATTACCATCAATAGATAATATCATATGACGAAGTCTAGTTGTCACATCTTGCGATCCAACTAAATCACCTTTAATCTTACCTTTGAGTCTTTCCATTGCTTGAACTTCCGCTGATATATTAATTTCATCTCCGTGAGTTAATAGCTTAAATTCTATAACTCGTTTGCTTATTGGTAATTCAAACTTATATCTATTATTTGGATTTAGTAGTGATTCATTCACTTCTTTTATTTGGATTTTAGATAAATCAATTGTTACATCTTGCTTTTCACCAGAAAATGGATCAGTAACTGATACTTGATAATCTGCCCCATAACCCAATATTCGTGTTGCTAATAAAATTGCGTTTTTGTCCCCAATTAATATATCATTTATATTCACATTATCTACCACAATTGATTCAAACAGCTTGTCCAATACCACGCCCTTTTTAATTAAATTCTGTGACGCTAAAATATCTTCTTCTTTTGCTGTCATATATTTGATATATAACTGACCTTTAGATAGTGGGTTATTCGCTGGGTAGCATTTACCTTTAGATGGTAGGTCAATTAATTCAGTTGGAAAGTCAAATTGTTTATTTGTATTTTGATTTTCTGTTGTGTTTTCAGTTATTACGTTTAATCTTTGTTTTGCTAATTTATTATCTTCCATAGTCAGTAACCATTTAGTTTGTTGTATATAAGTATATATTTTTTGTATTTTAAATAAAAAAAGCTCAATTCAATGGAACCGAGCTTTAAAAATCAAAAGTAATGTGAATTACATTCGTTTTTTTATTTTGGATAATCCCATCATTAGTTTATCCACTGATCTTGTATCCGTGAATCTAATGACCATATCTTTTTCATCAAATATGCCAACACTATTATCATCTAACAGTCTAACACTTACATAGGGATTGACTACAAAAGATAAATTTTCATTTAATTCTTTTCTAATCATTTCTTTTAATTGCAATTTTGTAATTTTCATTTTAATTCCTTTATTTATTAGAATTCTAAGATACAATAATCCATAGATAGTGTTAATTCAATGGTAGCCGGATCATCGGTTGCCCAATCCAAACTACCGAAGTTTGCACTACTAATAAATGCACCTTTAATTTTCCATTGTTCAATCTTATCACCAACAGGACCTAACATATAAATGTCTAAATCTTTTTTGTAGAAATCAGCATATCCATCACGACCAGTTATAGATTCGTGGGACAATCTAACCCACTCCATAACAGCCTGTGCACCAGATGGTACGATTGGATCGTGTAAAGTAATTGTAATATCTTGCCACTCACCTTTACCTTTTAATTTTCTTTTGACGTTTATGTGATCTAATGTAGTTACATTAAATTGTAAGGTTGGACGACTTGCAGCTTTAATAAGATATGATGGAATACCTTCGATTTCCATTATATAAAGGTTTTGCCTTTTTGGTTCAAAGTTAGTATAAAACATTTCACTAAATTCAAGTACCTCTGCCATTTTACATCTCCTTGTTATGTATTATATAAATATAATATTTTTGTTTTTATCTATTTTTATTAATTTTGTTTTGTAACTATGCTGCAATTTGTCTATGACAGCTGAAACTTTTATTATTCCATTCACTATTAATAAGTATAATATGATAAAAAAAATATAAATTATTACGTATTAATTAAAAAGGGATATTCCGTTAAGAATACCCCTTTTATTATTGCTTATCTATTAGTCACCAAACGAAGCACCTGTCGGTAGAATGTTGAAGTCTAATATAATGAATTCAGCGGCTTTTGCTGGTTGGAGGTAAATTGCACCTCTCAATTCATTTCTATCTATAACATCAGGCGTGTTATTTGTTTCATCCATAACAACTCTAAATGCGTATAGACCTTGACGTTGCTGTACTGCTTCTAAATATGGATTAACCGTATTTAAGAATCTATTACGTGTTACTGAAGTGTTTTGATCAAACAACAAGTATCTTGCAGTTGAAGCAAAGAACTTTTTAACTGTAATCAGTAATCTTCTAACATTAATTCTGTCCAATGCCGAGGCACGCTCTTGTAAGGTTTTTTGACCCCATACACAAATTCCTTGTCCAGGAAATACTGCAATTGGATTAACTTTACCTTCATATAGAACATCTCTTTCGGCATGTGTCAATCTGTTTAGAACTTGAACAGCCCCAACCAAACCACCTCGGTTCAAACCAGCAGGTGCAAACCATTCAGCTGAAACTCTGTCGTTTGCCGCATAAACTGCAGGTAATAATACAGATGGCGGAACGGATGTTAGTTTATTTGTATTTCTATCAATAGTTTTAACCCACGGATAGTATGATCCAACATAGGAAGAATCAACTGCGGATGCTTGATCTACCGCTGTGCTAATTACTGCATTTGCGG